ACCACCACGGCCTCCCGCTCGGTCAGCCGGCCCTCGGCCTCCGCCAGCGCCAACCGGGCGAGCACCTTCGTCGCCTCAGCGCGCAGGGCCGCCACGCACTGCTCCCGCGGGACCACCAGCGCGCTCACGCGGCCGGCTCCGCCGGGAGGATCAGGTCGTTCACGCCGAGGCCGTACGCGGCCTCAACAGCGGCGATGGTGGCTGCGGCGGGGACGCCGATGCCGTTCCACAGGCGCCAGGCGGTGTTGCGGGGGAGGCCCAGCCGGAGGGCGACGCGGTTGGCGTTCTTGTCGCCGACCTCGGCAGCGGCGGCGAGCAGCTTGGATCTGTCGTACATGTGCGACGTTCCTTCCCTGCAAGGCTTGCTTGCACGAAAGAAACGTACCACATGTGGAACGTTTGCAACCCTCAGGGTCGCCCGAAAGTGTCCGGCCTTCACGCTTGACACACACTTTCGGGCCGCGCAGGATGGGTCATCCTTCGACGCGAAGTTGCAGGTCAGGCACGGGGGGTGACGCTGATGCTGTGTCAGGATTACGCAGTGGCGCGATTGCGCACTAAGGGTGATGTTCCATGCGCGGTACATTGCTTGCATGGAACAGACGAAGCCCTCCCGCCTGTCCGCCGAGCAGCGACGCGCCACCGCCGCGCGACTCGCCGCCTGGCTGTACGACCGCATGATCGAGCGCGATTACGACCTCAGCGCCCGCGGCGGCGGCCAACGCCGACTCGCCGAACAAGCAGGCATCAGCGCCGCCACCGTAAGCCGCATCCTGGCCGGCAACGCACTCAACCCCGACCCGGAATCCCTCAGACGAATCGCCGACGTGCTAGCCCTCCCCTTCGGCGAAACCCTCGTCCGCGCAGGAATCCTCACCAACGACGAACTCGCCGCCGTACAGGCGGCACCCCCGATGGACCGCCCACCCATCACCCCAGAAGAAGCCGCGCGCGACCTCGGAATCGTCGACCCCATGGCCGTCCGTATGTTCGTGGCCCAGGTCGAGGCCGCGCGCGCAGCTCAGCAAGAACGGTCCGGCAGAGAGCGGACCGGCTGACCAGCACGGAGGGCACATGCGCATCATTCCCACCATCACCGCCCTGCTCGCTGGCGTAGCCATCGGCTATGCCATCGCCAACCCGGGGCGCAACCGAGGCGCCACCGACCTCATGAGGGAGATGCACAACGCCGGCTACCACGATGGCCTCATGCACGCCGCCCTCGGCCTCCTGGACCCCGCACCCTCTACGCGCGTGGACGCCGCAGATGAGAGGACACCGGAGTGACCGCACCACCCCCGGCCGCCAACGACGGCGAACCGTGGATCGGCTACATCCGCGTCAGCACCTGGCGCGAGGAAAAGATCAGCCCGGAACTGCAAGAGGCGTCGATCAGATCGTGGGCCGCCCGTACCGGGCGCCGCATCATCGAGCCGATGGTGACCGACCTCGACATGACGGGCCGCAACTTCCGCCGCCGAATCATGGGCGCAATCGAGCGCGTCGAAGCCGGCGAAGCCAAGGGGATTGCGGTCTGGCGGTTCAGCCGCTTCGGCCGCAACATGGCCGGCGTACAGGCCAACCTCGCCCGCGTCGAAGCAGCCGGCGGGCAGCTCGAATCCGCGACTGAGCCCGTGGACGCGCACACCGCCGTGGGCGGCCTCCAGCGGGACATCCACTTCGCCTTCGCCGCGTTCGAGTCCAACCGGGCCGGCGAGCAGTGGCGCGAGACCCACGACCACCGGCGGGAGAAACTGCATCTCCCTGCCACCGGCCGGCCCCGCGCCGGCTACATCTGGCACCCTCGGCGGGTCCCCGACGCCGAGTCGCCCACCGGGTGGCGGCTTCAGGACGAGCGGTACGAGCCCCGCCTCGATGCCGCCGACCTCATCGCCGAGGCGTACGAGGACAAGATCGAGCCGTCCACGTCGGCCACGTTCCGGAACATCGCCGCAGCCTGGAACGCCGCCGGCATGCGCACCACCCGCGGCGGCCTCTGGGACGGCAGCAGCGTCCGCCAGTACATGGACTCCGGATTCCCCGCCGGCCTCCTACGCGTCCACGACCAGACCTGCAAGTGCGGCAAGTGGTCCACCTGCCGGCGGTACTCCTACACCCCAGGCGCACAGCCGGCGCTCATCGAGCCCGACGTGTGGGAGGCCTACCTCAAGCACCGCGGCGAAACCAAGACGAGGCCGCCACGCGCGCGCATCCCCCTCTACGCCCTCACCGGCCTGGCCGCCCACGGGCACTGCCGCCACAACCTCACCGCCAACACCGCATGGATCAAGGGCGAGCACGTGCCCGGCTACACCTACCGCTGCCCCTACGCCGCAGCCACCACCCGCACCGGATGCCCCGGCGTCTACATCAACCGGGCCACCCTGGAACAGCGGGTACGCGACTGGCTCGACACCGAGCGGCTCCCCGCCGAGGCCGGCACCGTCGTAGCCGGCACACCGCAGCCCGAACGCGCAGACCCCCGGCTGCACCACGCGCGCGAACGCGCCCGCCTCGAAGACGAACTGGCCAAGGTCACCAGCGCGCTCGGCCGGCTGGCCGCCGACCGGGCCATCGACCCCGACGCCATGACGCCGGAGGTGTACACCGCCGCCCGCCGCCGCATCGCCGAGCGCGAGGCCGCCATCCGAGCAGCGCTCGACCGGGCGGTCGTCGCCGAGGCGGCACCGGCCCGGGGCGACTACGGGCCCCTACTTGCGGTGGTCGCCGACGCGTGGGACGGCGCCACGCCGCGCGAGATGAACGCCATGCTGCGGACCGTGATCCGGCGCGTGGTGGTCCACCGGGTGGAACGGCCAGGCGCCCGCGCGTCCGCGCGCATCGAGGTCCACCCCATGTGGGACCCAGACCCATGGGACGACGGCCCGGCCGAGCACTGAGTGTTTTAGAGGTAATGACCAGCGACTATTCACCTAAAACACTCAGGGTCTGACCTGCTGATACGCCGAGGCCCCCGCCACCTCGATGGTAGCGGGGGCCTTGCGCTGCCGTGGGGCGCAGGATGGGGGGTACCCGCGCCCCCCTTGTTGGGGAGCCCTCCTCCCCGGGGGGCGCGGGCCGTGCCGGCCGCCGATTGCCCGTCGGTGGCCGGCCGTGCGTGGTGGGGGGTGTTGGTCAGCCTGCCCCGGGGGTCACGCTGTCCGCACTAGGTGTATCAGGAATTCACCCGTTCGTGTGAACACGCGTTCGATTCTCGCGCACGCTACGCCCGGCCGCGGCGCGACACGCCGCAGGCCGGGGGGGGCAACCATGCTCAGGTGTCTACCCCGTATCCGATGCCCCAGGCAACGGATCTTCCCGGAATTGGTCCGAAAGATCGGACTGACAGGTGACCACCAGGGCACCAGCGTGAGCAGGTGCCCATTGATCCACCAACCCCCGAATGGGTACTGCCCCGCCGCCAGGCGCTCGGCCGGCACATCGCCCGCCTACGGGCCGAACGCGGCCTCGTGGTCGACGACATCGCAGAGGCGACCGGGCTGGACCGCAAGACGGTCATGGCCACCGAGGGCGGACGCAACGCCCCCACCCTGGACACCCTGCTGCTCATCGCTCACGCCCTCGGCGTCAGCGTCGCCGAACTGCTCGATGACGGCCCCGCCGCCGCCACGGGGGGAGCGAACGGCGGGGCCTGACTATGGCCGCTACGGGCGTTGGGGGCACCTCGCGTCGGGCGGGCACCGCACCAGGTCCCGGCAGACGTACGAGCCGGCCGTGTAGTAGCGGGTCACCTGATCCCCCGGTGTTTCCTCGATGCGCACCCTGGCGTACTCGATCACCACATCCGGCGGCAGGGCCGTCGGCATAGGGGGCGTCGCAGTAACCTCCGCCTCCAGCCACCCGATCGCGGCCGCAGGGTCCGTGAATGTGCCAGCGAGCATGCTGCGGGGCTTGGCCAGCCACTCGGCGATGACCAGCGGCGGCGTAGCGGACAGCGGGTCCCGCGCGTCACGGTCCGGCGGCCGCTGGTGGCCGGTGTACGAGTAGGCGTGCCAGTGCGTCATACCCTCTCCTCTACCAGGAGGGGCCGACAACCAGCCGGCTGTCGGCCCCCTGTCGTACTACTGACGGCCGCAGCCGTCGCCGCCGCCGCAGTCCGGCTCATCGGCCGGCGGGGTCGGGTCGTCGTCGCCGGGGTCGACGCCGAGCTCAATTCGAGCGATCATGGGGTGTCACCTCCTCTCGCACTCGGAGTGGTGGTGCTCGCCCCTCCCCGGGTCTGCCGCCAAGCTCGGCCCGGAGGGGGGAACTCAGGGGGCGCGCCGCCGCATGGGGTACTACGCGCGGGCTTCTTTGTAGGCGTCCCATAGGCGCGAGGCGGCCGGGCAGTGGAACGCGTCCCCTTCCTGGCAATCCACACAGGCGGGGCGATGCTCGATGTAGGCGCGGTATGCCAGCTGGGCCTTGCTCTCCAACGCGTTTCCGGACACGACGGCGAGGGGCGTGCGTCCCTGGCCTGCGGCGGGCGTAGATACACTCATGGCGCATCTCCCAGAGCTGACGGTGAGTGAGCTAACACGACCGTAGCGCAGTGTGTTAGCACATGGATAGCCCCTTGAGTTAACTCACTCGAACGTGGCAGGCTCAACGCATGCGCCCCAACGAACGCCTCGCCGAGCAACTGCGCCGCCAAATCCGCGACGGCGACCTGACGCCCGGCCAGCGCCTGCCCTCCGTACGCGAGTTGGCCGAGCAGCACAACGTGGCCGCCAACACCGTCCGCAACGCCCTGTCGTGGCTGCGCGTCGAGGGATACATCGTCACCACCCAACGCGGCAGTTGGGTTGCGGACCGGCCCACCGGCACCGCAAGCCCCCGCGACCTGCTCGGCCGGCTCACCCGCACCGGCGGCACGCTCGCCGACGGCGAGACCAAGCGCGTCCTGTCCGCCGCGCTGATCGTCCCGCCCCTGTACGTCGCCGAGCTGTTCGACCAGGACCCCGGGCAGCAGGTCGTACGCCGCGAGTACATCACCGGCACCGGTGCCACCCGCACAGCGCTCGCCGTCGACTGGTACCCCGCCACCCTCGCCGAGGCCGTACCGGACCTGCTATCGACCGCGCCCGGGCAGGCGGCCGCCGGGCAGCCGGGCACCGGCGACGACATCATCCGCCTCATCACCACAGCAACCGGACGGGCCATCACCCACGGCAGGGACGCCATGCACGGCCGCGCCGCCGACGTCCGCGAGGCCACACACCTCGGCATCCCCGTCGGCACGCCGATCCTCGCAATGGCGTACGAGTGGTCCGACCCGGACGGGGTGATCTGCTATGGGGAGCGGTGCCTTCCGGAGCGGCTGACGATCGGGTACGAGTACGACCTCAGCTGACCCCGGACGCACGAAAGCGCCCCCTGCCGCCACGTAGGCGACAGGGGGCGCAGTGTCAGGTGTTGCGGCGGCCAGGCAGTAGCCCAGGCGGTGCGATCGTGGGGGTCGGCGTGGTGGGCGCCCCGTCGCGGCGGCAGACCAGGGCGTCGGGGTCATCGGCGGGCGGCTGGAGACTGTAACCGTCCGGGCAGGTCTGACCGGACGCGCCGTCCTTGCCGTCCACCCCTGCGGGTCCCTGCGGGCCAGCCGGCCCGGGGTCGCCCTGCGGCCCGGCAGGACCGGGCGCGCCATTGGTGCCGGGCGTCCCCGCGTTGCCTGCGGCGCCAGACGGCCCGGGCGAACCGGTCGGCCCCGGCTTGCCCGTAGCACCAGGGTCCCCCGGGGGTCCCGGCGGGCCGGGGATCGGCACGGGCACGGCGGTCCGGTCAGGAAGCGACGGCACCGCAGACGACGGGTCCGGGGCAACCGGAGTTTTCCCCGCGGCCTGGACCTGGCTGCGGAGCGCCCGAACATCCCCCGCCAGCGTGCTGACTGCGGTACCACGAAGGTCCGCCTCGGTCGCCAACTGGTTGGCGCGGGAAGACTCGTGGCGGATCTGCACGAACGCCACCGTAATCGCACCACCCAGGAACAGCAGGGCGGCGACTACGAACAGCATCGTCCGGCGCCGATACAGCACCCGTTCCAGGGATGTCACGGCGTCCCCCCGAGCTGCTGCACCATCAACCGCAACCGCGCGGATTCCAGGCGCTCCGCAGCCAAATCCGCGCGCACCGCCGAGAGATCCGCCCGAAGTTCCTTGCGTTCCTCCTGAAGCTGGTCAGTCAGGTCGTTGTAGCCGCTCAGGGCTCCGCCCTCCCTCGTCGCCCGGTTCGCGCCCCGGGAGCCGTACATGGCTGCCGCCGCGGCCAGTACCGAGCCCAGGAGTGCGGCTACGGCTGTGAGCATGGCGGCGCTCATGCCACCTCCCGGGGGGTGTCGATCCGGGTCAGGCGGCCGGGCCGACGGGCGGGCCGCCACTGTGGCGGCCCGCTCGTCGGGCACAGGTCAGACGCCCTTGGCCAGCGACGCGCTGTTGCCGTCACCGCGCAGGCGGGCGACAACGCCCTTCACGAGGGAAAACACCGCGGCGACACCACCGGCGCCGACGGCCTGCCAGAAGCTGACGTGGCCGACGTTGCCCGCAGTGGCGGTGGTCAGGACACCGCCGGTGGCGACGGCGAACGTGGCGAGGACGCGCTCGACGAGATCCTTGCCGTACGCGGCGGCGGTCTTCCCGAGCTGGCCGAGGTTGGACATGGTGGGCAGGGACATGCGGGTCTCCGGGGGTTGTCGGTGGTGCGTGGTAGGGGGTCAGCTGGCGGCGGGGGCCGCGGGCGTGTCGTCGTCGCCGTCGCTGGCGTGCGCCGCCGCGATGGCATCGAGGGACTCGGCCAGTAGGGTGATCGCCGCCGCGACGGCCTTACTGTCGCCGCCCTTCGCCTCTGCCAGCGCAGTGATCGCGGCGCCCTGCGCGGCGACCTGCGCACTGAGCGCCTTCACCGCGGCCGACTGCCTGCCGTGCACGCTGTCCATCCAGCCCATCACGGCGCCCATGCGGACCGGCTTGGTGCCGGTCGGCCCCTGCTCGATGTGGTTCCAGACCGCCGCGGCGATCTCCTGTGCGGTGGGCATGTCGTCCTCCTGGACGGTCGGGTTGCGGCCGGGCATCCACTGCCCGAAGTCCGCGGCGTAGGCGGTGTCGTGGTCGCAGGACACGCCGCCGATGCGGACCGTGCTGGCGTACTGGCGGATGTGCGCGCGGGCGTCCCACCGCTTCTGCGACCAGGCGACGGTCTGCCACGCCCAGGACGCCAGCTTGTGGTCGAGCAGGTAGGCGACGACCTTGTACCCGCCGTACACCCCGGTCCGGGCCAGCCCGAGGACGGACGCCACGCCTTGGAAGTACGCGACCACCGCCGACGGGGCCGCGTCGTAGTCGACCGCGAAGTAGATCGGGCGCGAGCTGGGCATGCCGCACGCCTTCGCCTGCGCGGCCGCTTCCTTCGCGTCGGTGATGCCCGCGGCCCGGCCGGCGCCCGCGCGCTGCGCAGTCGTCTCCCACACCACCACGCAGCTGACACCGTGCGCGGCCAGGTCGGTGGCCTCGTTCGGCGTGAGGTTCTTTTCCTCGTTGTGGCTGAGGTACCGGGCCGCGAACCGCATGCCGGCCGCAGCCAGCGCGGCGCCGCCAGGACGACCGGACGAGTAGTCCACGCCAGCAGCCGTCATGACGCCTCCTCGACGAGCACAGGCGCGGTCCAGCGGCGGACCGTGAGACGGGTCAGCGGGTCCACGGTCAGGGCGTCACCGGTGCGGGCCTGGGTGGACGCGGCGTCCGAGCGGAGGGCGATTACCATGCGGTGCCCGTCCGGCCAGTCCGCGGGCACCGTGTACACCGCGGTGGTCAAGAGCGGCATGTGGTGCCGCGGAGCGTCGACGTTGTCGCCGGTGCTCGTGTCGATCTGCACCCACGGCCCGGCGCTGGCCAGTTCGGAGTCACAGTCGTACATCCACAACGAGCTGCTGACGCCGACCGTGTACCGGGGCTCGGACGCCCCGTTGGTGACCCGCGCCCGGGCGTCGCAGTCGAGGACGTCACCGGCCTGCACGGGCACGATGACGCGGGCCACGGTGCGCACCGCCCCGCCCGCCCACGGTGTGATCGGCAGGGTCGTGGCCGTCGTCTCGTCGGTGCTGTACTCGGCGACGAGGGTCATGCCCTCGGTGGTGGTCATGGTCATGGTCAGTAGGCCTCATAAATTGTGACGATGAGCTTGGTGAAAGCGCCGAGGATCTGAATGCCGGTGCCTGAGGACATGGAGCCGCGCAGCTTGAACGTGTGGCTTCCGGCGGTTCCGACGGGTCCTCTCCACATCTGCGCGCCCGTCGCGAAATCGGTGTTATTCGCTGCTGCCCACCGGGCGTTACCCGACAGTGATGACCCGTCCAACTGGCACACGCCCGAAGCGAACGCCATGGTGGCCGTCGTGATGTCGAACTGGAACACGGCCTGCGCGATATACGTTGCGTTGGCGGTCAGGCTCGTCAGGGTGATGGCCGCCCCGGCCACGTCCGCCTCGGTCGTGGCCAGCGCAAGGTTCGTGGACCCGGTCGCGTCGTATGTCGCAGGCTGAATCAGATTCAGCCGCCCTGCGGTAACTGTCTCACCGGCAAGGAAACCCATAGCGCTCCTCCTAAAAGCTCAGGACCATGGGCGTGGCCAAACCCAAGGCCGTCCCGCTCGTCTGCGATTTCACGACACCATTGACAGACCGGGTCACTGAGGAAAATGTCTGTGGGCTGCTGGTGCCGCTGATAGCGCCGACCCTCATCACCTCGCCGCCCATCCGAATATCGAGCGGGAATTGCGTGGGATTCACGGCAGTGGTCACCCACAGCGGCCCAGCGGTCACCTGCACCTGGAAGGACGTCGCCGTCGCGGTGATGCCCGCGGCAAGCTGCGACCCGTCGGTATCGGCCCGGCCGAGCACCAGGTCGTCCAGGATGGCGATCTGCCATGGGCTGCCGGGGGTGCAGTTGTAGGTGATGTCCCAATCGAACTCGCCGAGAGTCTCGGTGTAGCCCTGGGCGAGCAGGTCGAGGGTGTCGCCGACACCCCCGCACTCCGGCGGCGGGTGGGCGATGGTGATCCTGTCGCCGACCTGGACGGCTTTGGCGGCCTCGATCAGCGACGGGCCGGCGGCGAGATCGACGTGCACCGAGGGGTAGCGGGCGCCGTCGTAGGTGCCGAGGTGCCGCAGCCAGCCGGCCATGTCGGGCAGCTGGCTGTCGCTGCTGACGTTGTAGGTTCCGCCGCCGGGGACCGGGCCGATGCCGTTCGGCGGCAGCAGGATCGACAGGGGGCCGGTGTCCTGCGCGAGGTGCACGCTGGAGCCGTTGACGCGGCCGACAGTGATGTCGTTGCGGGCGGCCTGGTCGTCGTCGACCGGTTCGAGTGGCGGCGCGACATGGCCGGCGACTGCGTAGTCGAGAGCCAGGCGCACGGCCTGGTCGTAGAAGCTACGGCGGCGGCGGTAGGCCAGGCGGCCGACGTCGCGGGATTCGTGCAGCACGCCCATGTCGGCGTCGGCGCACTCGCCGAGCAGATCCAGGATCGGGGCCGGGCGCTGCGGACCCATGGCCGCGGTCGGGCCGGTACCGGCCGGGAAGGTCACGGGCATGCCCAGTTCGGCGCAGAGGCGGTTGATGCGGGCGTGTGCCTGCTCTCCGTCGAAGCCGGTGTCGGCCTGGTCGAACGCGGTGGCGGCCGAGTCGGAGAACACCGCGACGTGGCCAAGCCGCAGATTGTCGAGGCCGACGATGAACGTGTTGTGCACGTCCGTGACCTGCCCAGACGTGCCCGACAGGGTGCCGGTGCCTGACCCGGCTGAGCCGCCCACAGGCAACAGCTGCATCGACCACGTGACGGTCCCGCCGGACGTGGAAGCCGAGAAGCGCAACCGGGTCCACGGGCCGGCCGCATCAGTGACCACGAACGGGCTGTCCACGATCAGGTTGTCGGAGGCGTCGTACCCGCGCACCCGCATTGAGCTCGTGGCGATGGCCAGTTCCCACCGGCGGATCGTGCCGGTGGCCTGAATCACCAGCAAATTCGTCTGCGTGGCAGGCGACGTGTCGACGCGGAAGACGCACTGCACCTGCCAGCTGGTGGCCGCCGTATAGGTGGGTGCGGGGCACATGAACCGTGAGCCCTGCGGCCACGTGGGCAGTGCCTGCGACCCCGCCAATGTGTCGTCAGCCGCCATCTGCGCACCGGACACCTGCGCTGCCTGCCCGCCCGGCAGGGCACTGTAGGCCTGCGTCGCGCCAGCGCCGTCCTCCATGGGCCAATACGCCACGGTCGTCGGCCATGAGGCGATACGCCGCCGCAGCGTGGACTGCAGGGGATTGGTGCCGACGCCGTAGCGGCGTAGCGGCCCGGCGGCCTCGACCGGCACGTACCGGTCCCGTCCGGAGACGTCCCACTTCGGCGGCCAGCTGCTGACCTCGGCGTGCACCCGGTAGTCGCGGTCGCTGATCTCGGCGCCCCCGGACATCGTCCACGTCCGCCCGGCGGAGTCGGTGAAGGATGCGGCGCCGGCCGCCGGGGTCGAGAAGATGGGCGAGGCCACGACCGTGCCGCCGATGCCGGCGCGGACCTCGATCGCGTGGACCTTCCCCACCGGGGGGATGCCGGACACGGTGCCGGTGATGTCGCCGACGTCGAGGCCGGCCGTCGAGTTGAAGATGGACGTGACGCCTGCCGATGAGAAGCTGCCGAGAAGGGTCCAGGGGCCTGCCGTTCCGGGCGTCAGCGAGTAGTAGAAGTTGGCGGTGTTGCCGCCGGCGCCGTTGTCGACGTCCAGCGTCACCCGGAGCGAGATACGCCCAGATGACGGCACCGGCAGCGGGGTGTCCGGGTGTTGGACCGTGCCGTTCGCTGCGATGCCATCCGGCGTCCAGACCAGATACGGGCGGCCCTGCGGGTCCAAGCTCAGGCGCCAGGAGAAGTTGCCGTCAGCTTGCCACTTCCCGACCAGGTCGACGAAGTTGGCGCCGGTGTCCCAGTTGGTCAGGGTGGCGTCGACGCGGATGTCGATGTCGCCCACGACGTCGAGTGCCGAGGCGTCCGGGGTGCTGGCCCGGGCTGCGGGGTCGCCAGTGAGCCGCAGGTACCGGGCGGCCGCCGGAACGGAGATGCGTACCGGGGTGTTCCTGCCGATCAGCCCGTACAACGGCGACTGCGGGTTGCGGGGGCTGTACCGGCCCAGCCGGTTATTGAAGGTGATCGTGGCTCTGCAGTGGTCCGGGCGGGATGCCTCGTCCGCCCGGCCCTGGGTGATGGTGATCGGGTCTCGCAGGTAGACGCCGGCGGACTCGTCCGTCCAGACACCGCCGACCTGCAGCTCGGTCCGCACGTCCAGCGGAGTTTGCGGGAACGCCATGAGACCCCCTCTCAGCCGGTGCCGAAGGCGACTTGGACGTTCCCTCGGCCGTAGACGCGGACCAACTTGCGGTTGGCGCGCAGCAGGTCGGACTCGCCGGGTAGCCGCACCTCGACGACCAGGTGGCCGCCCATCCCGCCGCGGGTCAGCGGTGCGACGGTCGCGCCGGTGGGCAGGTAGACCTGCTCGGGGCCGCGCTCGCCAACCATGGCCATGCCGCCGCCGAGGATGTGCCCGCCCTTGGCCAGATAGGGCACGTTCGGTGTGCCCAGGGTGAAACCGCCGACAGTGCCGACACCGGGGATGTGGGTGTTGACGCCGGGGATGGAGAAGCTCAGGCCGTTCCACTTGCCGATGATCCAGTTGATCGCCGACTTGAAAGCCGACTTCACCCCGTCGAACATGCCGCGCGAAGCTTTGCCGATGCGACCCGGGAGGCTGGAGAAGAAGGTGACG